GTGATCTCAATGAGCGCCGCGCCAAGCTCGCGCTCCTCGGGGACGAGCACGGCGGCGATGAGGCCTTCAACCGCCTGCCGCGCCTGGGAGTGTTGCGTATCGCTCATTGCGTGCCTACCTAGGTGACTCAGACGACGCCGGTGTTGAACAGGTATGACCGGAGCTGCCAGTCCCACTTCTTGTGCATGCCGTCACGTGACGCCATGAAGTCGGCGATTCCCTGCTCGTCAGCGGCGTCGGCGGCCTTGAAGCAGTCGTTGATACTCTGAATCATCACCGTGTTTGCCTGAAGAAGATCGATGAGCATGGCCTTGGCGTCGCAGCCGCAGTCCATGTCCTCGATCGACGTGAGGCGCGCGAACTCAACGAGACGATGAGGCGCGTTGAAGCCAAGCTTCAGCATGTTCTCGGCAGTTTCGTCAATCATGCCGTAGACGTCCTCGTAGATCGTCCCAAAGAAGTCGTGAAACTGCGAGAAGAGCATTCCCTTGACGTTCCAGTGATGACCCTGCGCCTTAAAGCTGAGGTTGACGGCGTTGGCAAGAACCTCGGCAAGAGCCTCGGCAACCTCGCGCTTTGCGCCCTCCTTTAGGTCGATCATATATTCCATGCCCATGACTACTTACTCCTGTGGTGGCGTCACTGGTGGCGTCGTTGGTTCGATCAGGTTCGGAGGAGCCGTGGGCTCCGCGAGCGGTGGTGCGACTGTTGGTTCCGCCAACTCTGGCGGTGCCTCGGATGATTGTACATCGCCGGCAGGAGCCCCACTCGGGGGCACTCCCTGAAGCATCTGCGCAATCTCGGGCGGAACCGGTGCGACGCTGTTCGCCTGCTGCGCGGCGCGCGTTGCGGCGATGATGTCCGGCGCAATCGCGCCAATGACCGCCTCGGTGAGCTCGGGCGTGATCGCGCCCTTTTCGATGACCATACGAAGCGCAACCTCGTCCGGCGACGGCGCGTCGGCCTCGCTGAATCCGTGCAGGCGGCGCCAGGTTCCGTAGCTGATCGCGCCCTTTTCAAAGCCGGCGTCGGCGTCCGACGCGCGGTCGTTGCGGGTCGCAACCTGGCTTGGGTCGTACCAAACGACGATGCGGTTGACGTCGCTCTCCGGGAATCCCGCGGCCTTGAGGTACGGGCGGAGGTAGACGATTGTCAGCGCGTCGGCGATGAGCAGCATCAGCGGCTCGATGTGCGACTTGTAGAGCGACTCGTCAATCTGCATCGCGTTGGAGTACTTGACGTTCGCAAGTCCGGTGACGATATCCTTCGGAACGTCGAGTCCCTGGAGGATGCGCTCGAGGACGCGATCCGAGCGCTCGGCGAGCGAGGGGTCGAAGCTGCGCTCAAACTTGAACTGCTTGATCTTGTCGCCAAGCTCGGCAGGACCGCGAATGATCAGCGGAACAACCGCGGATGCCGAGTCCTCGTCGCGGATCGGCGTGGTCATCGCGTCGATGAGCTGATCCTCGAACTCGTCGGCGCTCTCCTCGGGAGTAAGCCCCGGCTCGAGATCGTTCGCCTCGTCGTAGGGATAGTCCGGATCCGGAGACGCGGCGACGCTAAGACCATCGGGCAGGTATAGGGCTCCGGCGTTGAGGCGCGACCGCGCCGTGGCGCGGAACGTCCTATTGAGGAGCAGAAGCTCGGCGCAGAGGTCGAGCAGACCGCGCAGCGAGGAATCCGCCTCGTCGGAGAAGCGAGGGTGCGCGCGCCAGATGCGGCCAACGAATGCTCCTCCAGGAAGCGGAATCAACCCGCGCTGGTTGCCGCTGGATCCGGAGTTGCCACCGGGTAGGAAGTCACGGCGCGGTGCGATTGCGTAGTTGTTCTTGGCGTCGATCTGAACCTCGTCAACCGAGCGAATGTCCCAGGACTCAGGAAGACCCGTGCCCTTGCGCTCCGGCATCTGAACGAGGTAGCACTCTCCGGTAACGGAGAGGTTGAGGGCCGCGTCGCGAAGAAGACCGGCCTGGCCGCCATACGCCGAGTCAAGTCGCGAGAGGGCGCGCTCGGCTGCGCCAGACAGCGCCTGGTCAATCGTTGAGGACGCGCGAACGGAGACCGGCGTCTCGGCCGGGTTGTCAACGACCGCGGCGTAGAGGCGGATGCGGGAGACGACCGACGCAACGAGGTTGAACGCATACTTGATCTCGCCGATGGCGTCGTAGTACTCCCACGCCTCGGTCTGCCACGCCGAGCTGCTGGACGAGCGGCGCTGCTTGAAGTACTCGGCCTCGCCCTTATCGTTGAGCTGAACACGAGCCGCGGCGGCGGTCAGAGCACGAGGAGTGGAGAAAACTGCCGACGATGCCTGTGCGTAGACGCCGTAGGGAACGTCGATGACGCGAGACGACGGGTTCACCGTTCGTCGTGTCGGCTTTGCTGGTTCTCGGCGGAAAACGCCCACTTACTTCTCCTCGTGTCTCTTGGAACGGAGTTGATCAATCACTGGTCAACGCGGCTCAGCAGTCCCGCTACGCCGGACAGGGCAAGAATGCCGCATACGAACGTCGTGGGTACGGTCGCTATTTTATACATGCTCATAACCAGTGATGCAGTCCAAATACTTGCGCACCAGTCGCAGGTGAGTACGTAGCCGATCCCGTTGCCGCTCGGCGGAAACCGTCGCCAGATCCGCTCGCGGATGGGATTGAGAATGACGTCTGTCGTGATCAATCTGGTCAGGCGGTAGACCGCGAGCGCAAGAATAAGGTAGTCAAGCCAGCTCATCGCGGGTCCCTGTCTGAGTACACCGTGTTGTACGGGTTCCACGCCCGAAGCCCCGAGCCGCAGCCGCAGTTCTCGTCCTTGAAGAAGACAAGAACCTTTCCGGTGCTGGTTCGGACCCTCATGGGCTTGGCGCGATTTTTCTGAAGACGAAGCGATCCGGCGTCGTAGCCCTCCTTGAAGATCAGGGTCGGGCCCGCGTTCGCGTCCGCGGCGATCAGCACCGTGCTGTCCGTGACGACGATGCGAACCCGGGTGACCCGCCGGGCATGAGGAACGTTGTCGTTGTAGTCAACGGTCTCGTAGTCGATGCCCTCGGCGTCCTGCGCCGGAATGACGAGAATCTTTGCGGGAAACAGGTCGATTGCGATCTTCATGATTACCTTCCTAGCCTTCGTGCCATCGCGCGATAGGTCACTCCCGCGGCGGCGGCAAGCTCGCGAACGGACGCGCCGGCGCTGTACATGCGCACGCACGTGTCCGTCAGCTCGGCGTTCGCCCGGGCAAGCGGGCTGTCGGGATTCGTTCGCGCTCGGTATCGCCGGGCGACGGGAGCAAGCGACGCGATGCGATCGCGCGTCCGCGGAGTAAGCACGGGCGCCTCGGGATTGTAGACGCGTCGCCTCGGCGCGACGACCACCGCCGTCTTCTGCCGGGCGGCGGAGGCGGGCGAGGAGGTAGGAGAGGTAGAGGCGTGAGGAGTTGCTCTTGAGCCTGACTTTTCCGCCGCGGCTATTGTTGAATAGGCGGAGGAGGAGGAGTAGGAAGAGGGAGAAGGGATGGGAGGGAGGGGTTGTGTGTGCGGGGTGCGTTGCGGGGACGTGACCCAGGCGCGAACGGAGGAGCGCTGCTTGGGCGGGTCGAACGCATTTGCGATGGAGGCGAGGGACCAGCCTGCCTCGACCAGGTCGCGCGCACGCGCCTTGAGGTCTGGACCAGTCAACGCGCGGAGCAACTCACACTCGCTCTCGGGGAGGACCTGCCTTGCCTTATGACTCACGGTTGCTTATTGTATCACTACGTCTGCGTGTACAGGTCGTGATTCGTCAATAACGACGCGCGAAAAGTAGAGCCTCAGCCCTCAACCTTCGCCATATTCCTTCAGCACGCGGCGGTAGATGTACGCGTCAAACTTCTCGCGCTTCTCAACAACGCGGCGGCGGTTCTTCTCGGCGCGCTTTTGCTTGCGCTGTGCAATCTTTGCTGTGTTCTTTCGCATGCGTGCACTATAACACGGAAATACCTGCGCGCGAAAAGTTGTGTACAAAGAAGGGGAGTAGTACATTTAGGTATGAGATCTTGCGTGCTTTGTACAAACCGGAGAAGTAGTACCTTTAGGTAAAGTGATTTTGGCGATTGAGAGGGTAGCGGTTACTTCCGAGGCCGACCCTGCACGTCACCAGGCATGCGGGCAGGCAGGCCATTGCCGCTGCGCTCTGAGCGGCGGCTCAGTCGGCGCGTGAGTGACAAGGGCAGGCCTCAGTGACTCAGTAGTCGTTGGCCTGAGACGTCGTTTGGTGGAGAGGCAGTGAGAGCCTGTGGCCATGGTGGCCTGCCAGCCTGGCGACGGCCTACCAGCCTGGCCAGGTCGATGGCGATGGCCTGGGAAGGCACCAGGAGCCGCCAGGAGCCGCCGATAATGGTCAGGACGGATTTGCAGGCCTGACAGGTCCTCGAGGCCTGTCAGAGCCCTAGCCAGAGCAAGTGGCGACGGCGAGAGGTCGGTCGGCGCGTTGGCGCGCTGGCGAGCAGGCTCGCTGGCATGCCGGCGGCCATCGAGTCGCTGGCGCGTCGGCTGGCGCGCTGTTGGCGGCCAAGACGAGTCGGTTCGTCGAGTCGTCGGGTCGCCGGCGGCGAGCGATGGTCGTCGGCTAGCGGCCTCGAGCCGCATTGGCCATTGGCACCAGGGCCCGCATACCCGCATCGAAAAAAGTTCGAACTTTTTCCGCTTCGATGGTTTACTTCTCCGTCGTGGTTGTTATAATGACTTCCAGCGGCACCGCAAGGGCCGCGGACGAAAGGACAAATCATGCTCATCACCACCGCAAAGGTTGCCATCAAGGTCGGCCGCTCGAAGGCGGCCCGCAAGGCGGCCCGCAAGGCCGTCGAGTTCGCCCGAGAGAACGTGACCGTGGACACCGAGGCACGCGCCCTGGACATCGAGGTCGGCGGCAAGGTGCTCAGGGTCGACCGCAACACCTTCAAGCGCAACCGCAACGCCGAGTCGGTGCCCGCAATCGAGAGCCCGTTCCCCGAGAGCGACCCCTTCCTCTAACGCAACCCGCAACAGCGAGAAGGCCCCTACCGCTGATGCGGCAGGGGCCTTCATCGTTCGCGGCGTCGAGCCGGACGTCGTCAGTCGACGATGACCGTGACGTTCGGGTCGCCGGCAAAGATCGCCTCAAGGGTAGCCGCATCGACGAGGCCGCTGACCTCGAGCTTGTTCGCGGCCTGGAACTCCTTGACCGCCTTGAGCGTGAGGTCGCCATACCAGCCGTCCTTGTCGGAGCCCGCATCGCGGAATCCCAGCTCAGTCAGTCGGCGCTGCAGATGATGCACCGACAGCGACTTGCGCGTCATGCGGCTCTTGAAGACGCAGCGGCTGAGGAAGACGTCGTCGGTCGGGCCGGCGCCTACGACGGCGTTGGCTACCGCTACAGGCTTCGACCGCGGCGCCGTCTTCGGCTCGGGCTTCGCCTCGGCGGCAGGCTCGGCGGCAGGCTCGGCGGCAGGCTCGGGCGCAGCGGCAGGCGCCTCGGTCTGCTCGATGGCGTCGGCTTCGGTTTCGGTGGTTTCAGGTTCCTGAGTCATGGTTGCATTCTACCTTGTCTGGTCGGGGTCGTGGTTGTCGCTGTGGACGTCTACCGCGGCTTGAACACCCTGGCGCCACCGCTACCCTGCCCGCCGCGGAACGACGGGAGGCGGCGAGCCGCAGGCGAGTGCGCGGTGATCTTGCCGCCGACGAATCCTTGCGGCGGCTTGATGAGCAGCGCTGTCAGCGCGTGCACGAGCGCGTCAACGCGGTCCGGCGACTTACCCTCGCCGGGAATCCATGAGCACATCTGCGACTCGAGGTCTGCGATGTAGCCGACGTGATGCACGCGGTTCTGTTCGTAGGCGAGCGTGACGGGTTCGGCGCGCAGCGCCTTGCCATACTTCGAGTGAACCTCGAGCACGGTGATCTTCGGGTCGATCGAGTTGATCGCGTTGCGGACGAGCGCACCGCCCTGGTTAACCTCGGCTACGACGGGGCACGACCACTTGCGCGCCATCTCGACGACGCGGTTGGCCCAGGTCTCCGGCGAGCCATGAATGGACGCGTCCTCGAGCACCCAAGCCTGGCGTCGGTACAGGTCGCGGTCGGCGGTCGACGCGCAGACAACGATCCCGCATTCGTCGCGAGGGTTCTCGGCGACGGACGGGTCGACGCCGATGACGCGCAGCGGCGTGCCGATCGGATACGCGGTGTGTCGGCTTTCCTCGATCGACTCGATCGTCCACAGGGCGCCTTCGACGTCATCGAGCATCTCGCCGAACAGCTCCTGTGCGGCGAGGCGCGTACCTTCGTAGACGCCGACGATGGTGTTGAGGTAGGCCTCGGAGAGGTTGCCTGCATTGTCGAGCGTTGACCCTCGCGACACGACGACGCGGCCGGGATACTTCTCGGACTCGCGAAGCAGCGAGTACAGCAGCGGCACGCGCTTGGGCGTGGTCGTGACCATGATCTTGGGGTTGGCGCCGAGTCGCGTTCCAACGCGAAGGTTGTCGAACGCGGTCATGCCAGCGGCGTCGGGCGTCTGCCTCCACGCGGCGATCTCGTCGCCCCAGGCGTGCGTGAACTGTGGGCCTCGGAGCGAGTCAGGCTCGTCAGCGGTGAAGCACGTAGCCGTGTTGCCGTTCGGCCAAGTCAGCCTTCGCTTCGATGGTTCGTACAGCGGCTTCTCGCTTGGCGGGCTCACGTTCATGATGCCGGACTCGCCCTCAACGATGACGTCGCGTACGTCGGCGGCGGTACGCGCGACGAGCGCGAAGCGGCGCTGACCCGTGGTCGTGTACTTCGCCTCCTCGCGAACCCACTCCGCCGCGGTCCTCGTCTTGCCAGCGCCTCGGCCGGCGAGGAACATCCAGATGTTCCAGTCCCCCGGCGGGATCTGCTGCTCTGGTCTACCCCAAGCCTTCCAGTCCCACAGGAGCGTTTCCATGTCAACGCCTTCGAGAATAGCGCGCTGCTCGTCTGCGGGCAGCGCCGCAATCTGTTCCATCACGCTTTTTCCCATGCGGGAATTGTATCACTGAAACGCGATGTACAAGGCGGACGCGCGCTAGTCGATTGGCACGACGGTCAGCGCGTCGCTGGTCGGACGCTGGTTGCCGTCGCTGGGCACGTTGACGACGCGACCGCGATACACCATCGTTGACGAGCCGCCGCCGTCGAGATTGTACGCCTCAACGCAGCCTCGGCGCTTCATCATGTCCGCGAGCTCGACGAGCGTCATGCCTCGGCTAGCCGACGACCTACCGTCCACGACGACGACGAGGTAGTGATACGGCGCGACCATGCACACGGCTGTCCGCGGGTGCCTCGAGCTGTAGGCGTCAACGCTGAACGCCGCGTTGCCCGCTCGCATCTGCTGCTCGGTCAGCGGCACGCCGTCGTTGATGAGCCACGGGCCGAACGACAGCGTCTCGAGGACGCCGCCGGCGACTAGCTCCCCGGCGGTCGTCGTTCGCTCGTCGTAGAGCGCGAGGGTGCCGTCCGCGTTGATGGCAAGACCGTGGCGCGTCGGCACGCTGACGTAGACCGACCCGCCGCGGATGACGATGCCATCGGATCGGTAGTCGTAGAAGTCGGCGTTGACGGCGAGCTCGGCGCCGGCGACCTCCGCGATCTGCAGCGTCGTCTGCCTCGAGCCGAGTGCCCTCGCCGTGGCAAGCCGCATGTCCCTGATCTCGGCGACGTAGTACACGACGCCGCCCTCGCTGACGGTCGAGACCTCGAGGCTCGGCGACGGCTTTCGCTCGGGAGGCGTCGAGTCGGTTGGCGCGCTGACGCGATCGGCACTCGAGCACGCCGCAACGACAACCGCGAGGAACGTGAACGCCGCTACAGCTTTTCTGCTACCCATGTCTCTCCATTCCACCACACGACGCGACGCACGCCGGCCTCCCGCAAGACGGGGACGCATCGGGCGCACGGATGCGACGCGAGCAGCTTCCCCTTGGCGCCCAAGCGGGCGACGTAGATTGTACCGCCGCGACCGTTGTTGTACGCGCGAAGCACAGCGCGCACCTCCGCATGAACGGACTGCTCGGTGTACGGCGCAACGTGTGAGTTCCGCAATCGGTTCGACGCGGACGTGACCCTGCCGGCGACAACGAGCGTTGCGCCGACGCGTGTGCGATGAAGTGACGCCTCGGCGGAGCGGATGGCGCGAGCGACGTAGCCGCGTTCGTTGCGAGCAACCGAGGCGTCGAAGCCGTAGTTGCGATCCCGCAATCCGCTGCGCTGTCGCGCCGAGGCGACGCTCACGTCAGAGGCCGAACTTCTTTCGGCACTCGGGCCCGAGCTGAAGCTCACGGGAGCGCTGGTCGGTGAGCTCGGCGCCGCAGGAACCGCAGCAGGCGTAGTGCTCGCCGAACATCCGCGTGTAGCTGTACGGATCGGCCGCGATGATTCCGACGACCGCCTTGACGCTCGCGGCGGAAAGCTTGCTCCGGTTGAAGCGACCGGGCGCGCCGTGAAGCTGGCGCATGTAGAGCGTGCCCATGTACTCGCGGATCTCGAAGAACGCGAGGTCGCCGCTGAAGCTGTCGTCCGCGTCGGTGAGCTCGAGCACGTCGGTCGGCACGGCGTAGCGCGACTTGGGCACCGAGGCGAGCAGCGTCTGCATCGGCGAGCGGGTGCTCGAGGCGGCCTTGCGCTTGGGCAGGTCGAAGAGCTTGCTGATGAGGCCCGAGGCGTCGCTCTTGGAGAGCGTGCCGTCCGCGATCGCCTGCTTGATGAGCTCTTGCTGCTCGGGGTCAACCTCGCGGGAGTCGAGCAGGTCGGTGATGAAGCCGATCTGCTTGGGCGAGGCCGCGTAGGTGATGTGCGTCGTTGTCATTGGTTCCTTTCGTCGCCGGGACCGCCCCGGCATGAACAACTATAACTTCCTCAGAAGTTCTTCCCGCCGGCGACGTCCGCCTGCAGCTCGCGCACGAGCGCCCGCAATCGCTCGATCTCGGCCGCTGCCTCGAGCATGACTGTGAACGGCGGCTGCTGATCGTCCCACGCGCGAAGTCGCGCGACGATGTCGTCGCTCACGGTCACCGCTCCCAGTAGGCCCGCGGTGGGTGGTGATGCGCGAGCTGCTCGCGAGCGGTGTAGCGGCTGTCGTACGACTCACCGATAGCGAGGCCGTCGTCCTGGACGAGCGTCACCTGGTGACCGCAGTCCTCGCTGTCGCAGGTCGCGACGGTCGGCTCGAACGCCTCCCAGGGCACCTCGACCGTGTTCCAGCCGGCGCCGACGTCGCTGTACTCCGTCTGCGTCTTCACCGGCGTGCAGCACTCGGAGCCGCACTTGGGGCAGATCCACCAGGCGCCGTCGTCATCGAGGGCCAGGTTCTTCAGGGTCTCGGTTGTGTGTGTCGTTGTGTCCACGTTGTTCCTTTCGTCTTGCCAGCCACCGCGGCTGGCAGGTATCACATTATCTTCCGGAGATCTCTCTCCGGCACCTTTCACTTGGCACCTACCGCGAGGGTAGGTGCGGCCCGGCCGGAGAAAGGATAAGCCGACCGGGCCGCGATCTTACTCGGAGGACGGCCCCTCGGCAACGAGCTGACCGTTCACCCAGTTGCGCGGAAGCTCGTAGCCGCAGTGATCGCACGTCCACCACTCGCCGGCTTCGAAGTTCGGGACGGGCATCTCGTGCGCGCCGCCGCAACCCCAGCACGAGATTGGGCGAAGCGAGCGCTGACCGCGTTCGCGGTAGCCGATGTCGTGCTGCTCGATGACGTGGCTCATGTGATCGGTCATCTTGACGAACCGCTCCTTGCAGTAGAGACACTCGTACTTCGTCCGATCCTTCGGAACTCGAGGCATCAGAACCTCGCGTCGACTGCCTCGTCGTCGGTGACGTCGAGCATCGCCTCCCAGACATTCCCGCACGCCTTGGCGAACTTGGAACCGCGAGAGTCGTAGACTCGGTTCTTGAAGTTTCCGTAGTCCATCGTCTCGACGTGAGCAACGAGGAATGATGCGAGCTCCTCGCGAGTCACGTGAACTCGGTAGGGGTAGTCCGTGCCTCGGAAGCTGACAATCTTGGTGTCCGCGAGCTCCGCAAGCATCTCGAGCGACTTCTTGTCACGGGCGCGAACCGCGAGCTTGCCGGGCTCCATTCCGTTGTCAACGGCGCTGATGAAGCCGCTTTCAGTAAAAATCCACATTGTCTTTTCTTCTTTCTGTCGTTGTGTCTTTTGGTGTGCGTTTGAGCGTGTTAGCTCTTGAGCTGCACGTGCTCCGGAACGTCCGACATCGGACGCTCCTCAACTGTGACCTCGCCGTACTCCGACGAGAGCGTGCGAACCGCGTTGTCACGTCCGGCCGCAAGCGACCAGACAACGATCTCGTTGCCCGCGTTGTCCTGGGCCGAGATGCGGAACGCTACCTCTGGGTTCTGATCTTCTTCCATGTCAATTCTCCTCTGTGTTTGGCGTACCGGGCGAGCGCTACGCCCGCCCGGTACTCCGCTAATATCCTACTCGCGTCGGGAACGGATTATCACGCCGCGAGGGCGTGCATTCGCGCAACAGACGCATTTGACTGCGACTCGAGCGAGCACCGAACATCCCTAGCGCATTTCAACGCGCATTGGATAACCTAGTTGGCTGGGCAATTATACATTCCTCAGAACATCTCAGAGAGATGACTTCGGAGCGAGAATCGCCATAATCACGCCATAAAACCCGAACCCGAGGACGAGTCCGGTGTCAGCCTCGAGAACTCCCGCCGCGAACGACCCAAAGCCTGCGAGCAGCGCGAAGACCGCAATCCAAACGACGTTCCGCAGCCGCGAGAACAGCGTCGGCATTGGTCAGGCTCCAGCCTTGCGGGTGCGACCCTTGAGACGAGCCGAGGCGTCGCGGATGGGCGTACCGGAGCTCTGGATGAGCTTGCGGGCCTGGCTGTAGGTGATGTTGACCTCACGGGCAACCTCGACGACGGACATGCCGGAGGCGTAGAGCTCTCCTGCGCGCTGGGCGGTGATTTCGGTAGACATTGTCTTTACCTTTTCCTTCCTTGTGTTGGGGGTCTTTGTTGTTTCTTGCTGTGCCGGCATCTCTGCCAGAGCCACCCGCGACCTCTCGAGGAGACCGCGGGCTTCGTTGAGTAGCGCTTCCGTGCTGCTCATCGATCTATCGCTCCGTGGGTCGAGCGTTGTTCTCGCTCGAGTCCTCGACGGAGAATGCGGAGGTCTCTACCATTTCCTCAACGAACTGAGTCGTCCGCTCGATGAGTTCGGCTTGCGCCTCGCTTGAAAGCTCGGTGACGACGTGCGTCAGCACCGCGTCGCCTTCGTTCGTTTCGTATGTTTCGTCATTCATCTTTTGGTTACTAACCTTTACCTTGGGTACCAGTCTCCGGGTTGCCGCCCGCCGTAGGCGGACTTGCCGCGGGTCCTGCCGACCGCGAAGTAAATATACCACACGGTAGCGGCAAAAGCCACTAAGATCATCGTCAGGGCGGCAGAGCCCGCTTTCTTCACCGTGGCTCCATCGTCACGGTCTTGCTGCCGTGAACCTCGGGGTTCGCGCAGGTTGGGTACGCGGACGGAGCGACGTAGAGAGTCAGCCGGCGCTTGCACTCCGGGCAGACCCATTCCTTCGAGAGCTTCTTCTCGGGCTTCTCGTTGATCACTGTCTTCTGTTCGTTGTTCTCTTCTTCAGCCATGTCGCCGTTAGCCTCCGCTTGCCTGGGTCCGCTCATTTTATCCAGCGTCTCGAGGAGGAGTGGCACTATTCCGCGACTTTCTTCGTCAGACCGCTCGCGGCCTCGGCGCGACGCTTTCTGTTCAGCGTTCGCCGCTCGTTCGCCGTGAGTCCGCCCCAGACGCCGTACTCGACGTGCGTCAGCCCGTACTCGAGGCACTGCTCCTTCACCGGGCAGCCCGCGCAGATCTTCTTCGCCTCGCGGACGTTCGTCTTCTTCGCGTCGTTGAAGAAGTACTCGGCGTGTCCGACGCACGCGGCCTGCGCGCGCCAAACGAGGGTTTCCTTGGTGATGACGAGCGTGTCGCCGT